AAGGAGATTTATGTTAGCAATGGAAAAGGAGATTTTAACACAAGCAGTATCACAAGGAATTTGGGCGGTACTTAGTATATTTTTATTATTTTATATATTAAAAGCCCAAGAAAAAAGAGATCAAAAACAAGAAGAAAGAGAAAATAATTATCAAAATATAATATCACAACTTACTGATAAGCTAGAGATAGTAGATGAAGTAAAGAAAGATGTAGAAGATATAAAGCAATATGTAATGAAAAATAAATAAAAATTTTTAAATTAGGTTTACAAATTAAATTAATTATACTCTTTTATAAGTGTAATTACTTAATCTATTAAGTTCAAAAATAAAGAAGAAAGAGGGTATTTAATTATGGCTGATATTAATGTGACATATCAAGTATATACAGGAGGAAGATGGTTACCTAATGTAACTAACTTAAATGATTATGCTGGAATATATGGACAACCAATTCAAGGTGTATATGCCAGCTTAAGTAGGGGGACTATTCAATACAGAACACATACTCAAGGAGGATCATGGTTACCATGGGTAACTAATAGAACTGATTACGCAGGCGTTTTAGGTAAGAATGTAGATGGACTACAAATGCAACTTGTTAGTTTATCAGGATATAATGTTAGGTATAGAGTTTACGTCGGTGGGAGATGGCTTCCATGGGTAACTGGAACTTCAGATTATGCTGGAATATATGGTCAACCAATAGAAGGTATTCAAGTAGAAATAATTTCTACTGATCTTACTAATTCACAAATTTTAGCCCGTTCTGGAAATTATGGATTGTTTAATGGCTTTGGAATTTCTTTTGGTGGGTTTGATGCGTGGCAAAG